GGTTACAAAACGATATAGATACGGTTGTAACTTTATTATACTCTACAAAATATAAATTGGTTAATTTACAATAGAAGAATGTTAATAGTTAGTGTTAAAGGTGGAAATATAGAGTGGGCAGTGAAAGAGTATAAAAAGAAAATTCAGTCCACAAAACAAATAGAAGAACTTAGAGAAAGAAAAAATTTCACTAAACCTTCTAAAAGAAAAAGGTTACAAAGAGAAGAAACTATAAGAAAAAATAAATTATTTTAGTAGTTTTCTTTAGTTTTCTAAAAAATTTACATATATATTATCAAATATCTCATTTTTTATTATGAGATTACAAGACATAGTTGATTAATGAATACCCTTCTCTATAAGGTGTGACCGAACAATCAACATAATTACATTGGAGTTCCCTACAAGAATAACTTCACAACAAAATTTAAGGAAAAAAGATGGCAAATTCAAAATTATTGAAAGAAGCAATCGCTGATGCTAAAGCCGTTAAAGAAACTGCTTTACAGAACGCTAAAATCGCACTTGAAGAAGCTTTCACTCCAAGACTTCAATCTATCTTATCTCAAAAGATGAGAGCAGAAGCTGAAGATATGGAAGATGATGCAAAAAAAGTCGATGAAGAATTAAGTTCAGATGGTATCGGGTCTAAAGTAGACGCTGGATACGCTGAAACTCCTGGTGCAACTCCTTCTTACGATGCAATTACTGATTTATCAGTTGGTGTAAAAAAAGATAGTGGTAAACCTGAACAAGCTGGTACTGACTATAAGAAAGTAGCAGACATTTCTGAAGAAGAAAACCCATTCGCTGATGACCAAGAAAGTGACAAAGATGCAGAAATTGCAGAATTGAAAGCTAGATTGGCAGAATTAGAAGGTGAAGATTCTGAAGAAGAAAATCCATTTGCGAAAGCAGAAGGTGAAGATGAAATGGGCATGGATGACATGGGCATGGATTCTGACATGGGTGATGATTCGATGGACATGGATTCTGACGATGAAGAATCGGAAGATGACATGGACTTAGAAGCTATCATCAGAGAGTTGGAAGCATCAATCAATGGTGAAGAAGATTCTGAAAAAGAAGAAGGTATGTACGAAGAAGAAGACATGGATGACAAAGATTCTAAAAATGAAAATTTAGCAGACGGTTCTGAAGCTGGTACAGACAAAGGTGAAGACCCGAAAGTGGTTGTAACTAACGAAGAAGAAAAGAAAGATGACGAAGAGAAAAACGAAGTTATCGATTTAGAAGAAATTCTTCGTGAAATGGAAGCAGACATGAAAGATGACAAAGAAAAAGTTGATGAGGAAGAAGATAAAGAAGAATTGAAAGCAGATTTAAACGAAGCTTACAAAGTAATCAAATCTTTACAAAAAACAATCAACGAAGTTAATTTGTTAAACGCTAAATTGTTATTCGCAAACAAATTATTCAGAGCTCACAACATGACTAACGAACAAAAAGTTAAAGTGATTGAAACTTTGGATAGAACAAACTCAGTTAGAGAAGTTAAATTGGTGTATTCTACATTAGCAGAAAACTTCAAATACTCTTCTAACAAATCTACTAAAAAATCTATTTCAGAAGGAATTGCAAGCAAAGTAACAAAATCTACTAAGCCAGCACAAGCTAAGCAAGTAATTGCTGAGAATACAAATTTCTCTGACAGATTTAAGAAATTAGCAGGTATTATTAAATAAAATATTAAAAAAACAAACAATGGACATTAAAAAATTAATGACTGGCGCTAACCCTCAAAGCGTAATGCTTGAACAAACTAGAGGTTTGAAAAGCAAATGGGAAAAAACAGGTCTACTTGAAGGAGTAGGTTCTGAAACAACTAAGCATGGTATGGCAGTAATGTTAGAAAACCAAGCTAAACAATTATTAGATGAGGCTACAAGAACAGGTACATCTTCTGGTTCAGAAGAGTGGGCAGGTGTTGCGTTACCTTTGGTGAGAAGAATCTTCGGTTCTATCGCAGCTAAAGAATTCGTTTCAGTTCAACCAATGAACTTACCTTCAGGTCTTATTTTCTACATGGACTTTAAATATGGTACTAACACAACTTTAGGTAGACCAGCAGTAAGTGAATCATTATTCGGTAATGGTGGAACTTTCGGTAAAGATAATTTATCTCCTGCAGGTAACAAATTGGGTTCTACTCAAGTAGCTGAAGGTGGTTTGTATGGTGCTGGTAGATTTGGATACACAATCAACGATACAACTGCAGCAGCAGTTGCAACTGTAACGTCTGGTTCTGCATCTGATTTCTTAGGTAATGAAACATTATCTGCATCTTTTGCAGCAACTCCAAATGGTTGGAGAAAAGTAAAAGTAGGTTTACCTTCTAACGCTGATTACAATGGTGTAAGAGCATTCAAAGTTTCTGGTTCAACTGCAGTAACTTTATTCCCTGAATTAACTACTGTAGATAGTTTAGGTTCTGCATCTTTCTATGTATCTTCTTCAGCTGTATTGGCTGCAACTGACTTAGTAACTCAAACTTTGACTTACCATGTACAACCTAATGATATCTCAAGAGGTGACTTTGAAGATAGAGGAACTGATTTAGCAATCCCAGAAATCGAATTAGAATTGAAATCTGAGCCTATCGTTGCTAAGACAAGAAAATTAAAAGCAATTTGGACTCCTGAATTAGCTCAAGACTTAAACGCTTACCATAGTGTAGACGCTGAAGCTGAGTTAACTCAAATGTTGTCTGAGTACATCTCTTTAGAAATCGACTTAGAAATCTTAGAAATGTTACAACAAAACGCTTTCACAACTGACTATTGGTCAGCTAGAGTTGGATACGATTATGATTCTGCTTCTGGTAGATTCGCAGTTGATTCTAACGCAGCAGCTGCTTCTGCTTACACAAAGAGCACTTGGTATCAAACTTTGGGTATTAAATTACAAAAAGTTTCTAACAAGATTCATCAATTAACTATGAGAGGTGGTGCAAACTTTATCGTTGTATCTCCAAACGTAGCAACAATTTTAGAATCAATGAATGGTTTCTCTGCTAATCCAGGTAAAGACGCTTTATCTTTCGCAGCAGGTGTTTCTAACATCGGTTCTATCTCTAACAGATATGACGTTTACAAAAACCCATATATGACTGAGAATGTAATCTTATTAGGTTTCAAAGGTTCTAACTTCTTCGAAACAGGAGCAGTTTACGCACCATATGTACCATTGATTATGACTCCATTAGTTTATGACCCAACTAACTTCACTCCAAGAAGAGGTGTTATGACTAGATACGCTAAGAAAATCGTAAGACCAGAATTTTACGGTAAGATTATCGTTGATGGTTTAAACACTTTATAATCTTTGAGTAGATTAGATAAGTAATAGACTTACAATAAAAAGAAAAGGGGAGAGTAGAAATACTTTCCCCTTTTTTATTTATATAATTCATATTTATAGTAGTAAAACTATAAATTTTAGATATGTCCCTAAACTTAAAATGGCCAGGCAGTGGTTCAGCTATATCAGGCTCAACTCCATTTGGATTGTACGATAATGATATAGATTTCAGAAATGATGGCCCTAAAACGGCAACATGGGTTGCAAAACGATTAGGATATCCAATTGTTGATGTAGAATTATTGGATGAACAAATATATTCTTGTTTTGAAGAATCTGTTTCGGAATATTCAGCACAAGTAAACCAATTTAATCTTCGTAATAATCTTGATATTTTAAGAGGTCAACCAAAAGGTAGGGTTGCAAATTATTCACAAACACTTGTAGATGGTTCATTTTTACCAACAACAATCCGTATGGCCCAACAATATGGTACATTAGCCGGAGTTGGTGGTTCTACTGCTATTAAAAAAGCATATATTGATTTAATACCAGGTCAGCAAAAATATGATATAATAACATCGGCGGTAGATGTAGAAGTATTGGCAGCATCTGGAAGTGTATCGGCATCATTTTCAACATTATTTACAGGAAGTTCTACAATTGATGTGACTAGAGTATTTCACGAAGCAACTCCTGCAATTGCACGTTTCTTTGACCCGTATTCGGTTGGAGCACAGGGTACATTGAATTTAATGAGTGAATTGGGATTTGGTCAATTTTCACCCGCAGCACAATTCTTAATGATGCCTCTTTATGAAGATGTTTTAAGAATGCAACAAATTGAATTTAATGACCATATAAGAAAATCTGCACATAGTTTTAATATTGTAAATAATATATTAGAAATATTTCCAATACCAACTACCGGTACATTAAGCAGAATATATTTTGAATATATGAGTAGAGATGAATTTGAACATGATTCACAAACTATTCAAGCCGATTCACTTTCTGATTATTCCGACATTCCATATGATTTTATTCAGTATTCAAATATAAACGATGTGGGTAAACAATGGATTAGAAAATATACATTGGCATTATCAAAAGAATTATTAGGAGCAATTAGAGAAAAATATAACTCTATTCCAATTCCAGATGGTGAAGTTAGTTTAGATGGTGCTGCATTGAGAGCGGAGGCCCAAGTTGAAAAAGATGCACTAATAGACCAATTGAGAGATAATTTGGAAGAAATGAGTAGAAAGAATGTGATGGAAAATAAAACACATGAATCGAATCACCATCAAGAAATGTTAAGAAAAGTTCCTTTAAAATTATATGTAGGATAATATGCCAAAATTTATATCCAATAGAGATGTTAGTTTCTTCAAAAGTATAGCGAGAGAACTTGTAGATACCGTTATACAAAATACCTGTGTTTTATTTAAAATTAATATAAATGAAACCAAAGTAAATTTGTATGGTGAAGCTATGAATAAGACCTGGTATCCTGGTGTAGAATTATATACCTTAATTGCAAAAGAACCACGTGCAGTTCAATACGAAGGATTTGGTGCAGACACTTCTCAAAATATAGAATTTCGTTTTGACAGATATATGTTAGAAGAAAAAGAAACATATCCAGAAATTGGAGATGTTATTTATTTTGACAATTCATATTATGAAATCGATAATGTAAACGAATCACAATTTATAGGTGGTAATCCATTTTTAACGGATGATTTAGAATCTGATTTTAGTAGAAATATGAGTATAATATGTTCTACATTTATGGTTTCAAAATCTAATTTAAATATAGAAGAAAGAATTAAATAATTATGTCTACAAATCCACTAAGGCCCGATTTAAATAGAGGCAACGAAATAAAGTCTACAAAAGGAGATTTGAAACAGAGTATAACTTTGTTTGATATAGACTATGCAATGATGACATATTTGGAAGACACCGTTTTACCCAATATAAACGACAATGGTAAAGCATTAAAAATTCCAGTTATTTATGGTAATGCGGAAAGATGGAAAGGTGCAAGAAGAGATGGAATTTTTAGAGATAATAAAGGTAAAATTCAATTACCTCTATTAATGATAAGAAGAACATCTATAACTAAAGATGAAACAATGTCAATGCCAAATAGGCATGTATCATATCAGGGTATTACAAAATACTCAAAAGATAATCGATATGATAGATTTAATTTGTTGGGTAAATCGGTAAATCCAAAATATGAAATTTATAAAATAACAATGCCGGATTATGTTGAAGTAAACTATGATTGTATGTGTTGGACTTCATACACCGAACAATTGAATCAAGTAATAGAGCAATTAAACTTTGCATCATCCTATTGGGGAGACAAAGATAAGTTTAAATTTAGAACGTCTGTTGGTGATTTTAATGTTGTAAATGAGGTTGGAGAAGGAACGGAAAGAATTAATAGAGTTGAATTTTCATTAAATGTTAAAGCGTATTTACTTCCTGAAAAATTTGATGGTGAATCTCCTATTAAAAAATTCATGTCAACAAAGAGAGTTGTAGTTGCAACGGAAACCGATGTAACTGGAAATGGTAGATTGGAGGGTATGTTAACAACACCTTCACCATATTATGATAACAAAGATTTAATAGATTTTTTATCTTTGAATAATAGTAGAATTGAGCAAATACCAATCACGACACCACCAACGACTAATACTATAATATTCACAGGAATAAAATTAATAAAAACACCACCAGCATTAACATCAGTAGTAACTGCTGGAATAAGTGTTGGTAGTGATTCATATGATATAAAAGTTTATATAAATGGTACAAGATATTATTTTACAACACATTTTACAGTTTCAATAACTTCATCAACTTTTCAAATTAATTTCAATGCTGCAAATTTAGGATTTATAGTAGAAAGTAGTGATGAAATTTCTATAACAGGTAAATTTATAGATTTATAATGAAAAGAAGTTTACTGGACATAACTCAAAAGATAAGTAGAAAGGTAAATAAAGTTGTTTTAACTCCAAAAGATTTAAACGATTCTACATATTTTATTTTTGAAGCAAGAGGTTGGAGATTTGTAGAAATATTAAGAGAAGTTGAATATAGAATTGAACAAGATAGATTATCAGTTTATATAAACACACAGTGTATTAATGCCAGAGATTATATAGTTGAACAACATGGAAGTGGGTTATTTATTAAATTTATAAAATCTAACTTCGAATTTGAATTAGACAATGACGATTATATTGAAATAAAAGGTGATATAGAAAGATATGCTTAATAGATTTAGTTCAAATACGAAAAAACTAAATAGGATTATTCCAAAAATAAATCCTAATAATTTAAATGATGATTTATACATTACAGGTAGTTTATTAAACATTGAAATTCCAAATGCAACAAAATTTCAATCTAAAACAAAATCAAATCCAAACCCAACAAAACTGATAAATAACAAAACAACAATATATAATTTTCATCAAGAAATATTACAAAATAGTGCAAGATATAATCAGAGAACAATTGATGAATTTGATAATATTGAAAATACACTTACAATATTAAATGTTGCATTGGATTATGGAACCGAAGGTGCATCACCTGAAAATTTTGAAGTATTAGTATATGGTTTACACATTCCTGGAGATTATACAATTAGGGAAATTGAAAACAATGTTGTAATTACGTTGGGAAGTGAATATATAGATTTCGATAATGTAAGTGTAAATGATATTTATGTTATGGGTAAGTTGCTAGATATTCCAATTGCAACAGAGAATGATTTTAACATAACAACCGAAGATGGTTTGGATATAATAATATAATAAATGGCAAACGTAAGAAAACGAATATCAGAGTTAACGGAATTAACTTCCGCATCACTAAATA